AGTGCCTTGTAGCAGCTATATTCTTTGAAGCACGTGACCAACCATTGGAAGGCCAATTTGCAGTAGCAGAGGTTGTGATGAATCGTGTCGCATCCTCACGCTGGCCTGACAATATCTGTGATGTCGTCTATCAAAGAAAACAATTCTCGTTCACCCATGACGGAATGAGTGATAACCCTTTGAAATACCTTACAAATAACTTGGAGAAACAGGCTTACAAAACAGCAAAAGATGTTGCAATTGAGGTTGACTTAGGTAATCGAATCGGGTTACAGTCTACACACTATCACAGGGTTGACATCAAACCCTACTGGACGAAATACTATCATAAGGACGGAACCATTGGAGAACACACATTCTATACCGCAGTGGATGGCAGATGAACTAGGGCTACTGATGCCCACCCCACTAGAGCAATTAGAGGAATTAGAAGGAGGCTACAATCGTGAGTATTATCAAGAGGTATTCAGCAAGGGGTACTACCGCAGCCCCTACGACGAAAATGGTGAGATACACTTTTAGAGTATTCACTGCACTAAGCGTACTGTTAAACGTACTGTTAGGTGGTTCGCTTAACCAAACATTCTCTGCACGTAACTGGCAGTGGAAGAAAGACAAGAAACTTAATTTAGTTTGGCTAATCGACTTGACATTCGGCAAGGATCACTGTAGTGAGTGTTGGGTATGGTGGAAAACAAGAAAGAACTGGTAATGACAGAGATTAACGTAGAATTAGTAGATGTAATGGGCGACGACCTGTCTGTTGTAAATGCAGCACGTGTATCGTATGCCAAGACATCAGATTATGTAGGTCAGATCCACTCAGGTGAGGCCAAGGAAATATCAGACCGTGATCGTCGGTTGATCAACTACCTTGCCAAGCACAAGCACACGTCACCCTTTGGTCACGCCTTTGCATCATTCCGTGTAGATGCCCCTGTGTATGTAGCACGTCAGTTGGTTAAGCACAAGTTCCTGCGATGGAATGAGATCAGTCGTCGTTATGTGTCTTATGAACCATCGTTCTATGAACCGTACTGGCGCAGCAAGCCAGAGAACTCTAAGCAGGGTTCAGGGGGTCCGATGGAAATTAGTCTAGAGGCTGAGATGATGTACAATGCGACCATTCGTAATGCTATGACAACTTATGACCTGATGATCAAGGAAGGGGTCAGCCCCGAACAGGCACGATCCGTATTGCCGCAGAACATGATGACATCTTGGGTATGGTCAGGTAGCCTAGACGCATTCGCAGACATGTGCATCCTACGTTGCGCAAAAGACACACAGGCAGAAACACGCATTATAGCCAATGTGATCTATGCAGAGATGCTAAAGCTATTCCCTGCGTCTTGGGTGGCACTTATGGAGGGTGACAATGAAAATTAAAGATACAGATATTATTAGTGTTGAGGCTGTCGAGGAAAATGAAGACGGTAGTGCAACATATCAATTTCACTTCGATAATGACGTAAATACTAGCCTAGCAGAGTATGGACTAAAGTTGGTCTTGTTTTGTGCTGCTGCTAATTTGGATATGCAGGTAGTTTTTGACTTCATAGAAGATCATATGAGATATGAGAAAGACGAACTAACAGAATATAAGTTTGGTACTACAGAAGAAACAGAGGAATGTGTCTCTTGCGGGGGTCCAGCGAACAATGACTTCTGTGAATTTTGCTTGAACGAGGAATAAGATGGACAATAAGTATCACGAATATGCACACAACATCGCACGTAACTACAATAAAGAGGATTACGACGATGTATACCAACAGGCATGGTTGTACCTTCTAGAAGCACAGGAGAACGGCCTAGAGGAACAGGACTGCTTCTGGGATGCACGTTTCCGTACAAACCTGTGGTCTAACTTCCAGAACCGCCTAGTGCCACTACCTGCACGTACAGGCTCTAAGACGATCGCTGAGGTACAAGAGACTGATCACGAGGTATATGACCACACAATTACAACAGGTGATCATGCAGACCTCTACGAGCTTTACAGAGAGGTGTTGCATTTACGCAACAACCTAAGAAACTTATCAAAAGAAGACATGACAGTCCTGCAGGATCATTATGTTTTTGGTATGTCGTGGCGTGACATAGCTAAGAAATACGGTAAGAGTCATGTGATGTGGCAGAAATGGCACACAGAGATACTAAATACACTAAGAGGTTACCAAGAGGAGAAATAAGTTACTATATACTTAAGTACCCCTTTAGGATACCACTACAACTACAACAAAAGGAAAACTATAGTATGGTAGAGAAACCACACCAAGCATGTCCATATACTGATTGCGGGTCGTCAGATGCTTTTAGTTACAATACAGATGGTTTTGGTCGTTGCCACAGTTGTGAACGTGGTTATCCATCAAAGGACCCTACGTATTCTTGGGCAAAGGAGAGATACCCTACAGTGGAAAAAGACAACTTTGATAACTTACGTTCTATGATGAACAATGTACCTAAGTCTGTGTCGCAGAAGACCTACAAGGAAATGCGTGGGATCAATGCAAAGACTATGGAAGAGTTTGATGTCGTGACTGACGACTTTACCCAAGAGTACACATACCCCTCTGGTGGAAAGAAGGTGCGTATGTTGCAGGACAAGAAGTTCTTCACTAAAGATGGCTTCAAGGGTGATGAACTGTTTGGTATGAACTTATTCCCTGCTGGGTCGTCTAAGTTTGTTACGATAACAGAAGGCGAAGTTGATGCGTTGTCTGCATGGCAGATGCTAAAGTCTAACTGGACTACACCTGTTGTGTCGTTGCCAAGTGCTACCCCATCGAAGAAATTATGGGAAAACTGCAAGGACTGGTTGGACAGCTTTGAGAAGATCATTCTATCTGTCGATAACGATGAGGCAGGTAATGCTGTCGCTGATCGTATGTCACGCCTGTTCCCTAACAAGGTCTACCGTGTGGATCATGGGCAGTACAAGGACGCTAACGAGTTTCTACAGGCAGGTAAAGCACAGGACTTTAAGTCGTCTTGGTGGAAGCCAGTAAAGCACACACCAGAGAACGTGATCAATACTGCAGATCAGTTCTTGAAGATGTATGAGGACACGCCAGAGCATGTGTACGTACCCACAGGAATACAGGCCCTAGACGACAAAATTCTAGGTCTGATGCAGGGTCACTTCACGATGTTCAAGGCACCTACTGGTATCGGTAAGACAGAACTTATGCGTTACCTTGAGTTTCAGATGTTGCAGCGTGGTATTCCTATTGCTACGTGGCACCTAGAAGAAACAAAGCTACGTTCACTGTTAGGTCTTGCGTCCTACCAACTGAATGACAACGTAACACGTCGAGACCTGATTGACGAGAAAGGTATGGATCAGCAGGTACGGCAAGCTATCGTAGATTTGACTAAGGACGAAAATCTTTATCAATTCTATTTACAGGACGGACAGGGGGCCGACGAACTGTGCGATCAGATACGGTTCTTTAGTCAGGCATGTGATTGCAAGTTTGTATTCTTTGAGCCGATCCAAGACGTGATCACAGGCACAGAGGACAGCAAAGAGGCTGAACTTGCGAACCTGTCCGTCCGTCTGTCCAAACTGGCAGCAGAACTTAACATCGGCATTGTGTCAATCGGTCACACTAACGAAAATGGTGACTTTAAGTATTGCAAGATGATTGGTCAACGTGCTAGTGTCATTGTGAACCTACACCGTGACAAGGAATCAGATGATATGGAAGAACGAAACACAACGTATCTCAAGATTGAGAAGAACCGCCCATCATCCGAAGAGGGAATGGCAGGTAAACTCAAGTTCAACTACGATACATTTACACTAAGAGAGGCTTATTGATGAAGTTAGATGCTATAAACTTTACTCACACAAAGAAAGACTTTGAGGAGTTCCATAAAAATAACCCAGATGTTTATGAGATGTTTGTTATGTTCTCTAAACAAGCTGCCGTTAATAACAAGAACTACTCAGCTAGGGGTGTGTTCCATAGAATTAGATGGGAAACATCTGTAAACTCTAATGATAGGCAGTTTAAATTAAATGACATATGGACTGCCTACTACGCTAGAAAGTTCATGGAAGACTACCCAGAATATCAAGGTTTCTTCCGTCTACGAAAAGAAAACGATCCAAGGTTTAAATAAATGCCAGTATTTGACATAGAAACAGATGGCCTGAACGCCACAAAGATACATGTGCTATCATGGATGGGGGACGATGGAAATGTGCATCACACCCACGACTATGTGGCTATGCGTATCTTCTTTGAGGAAGCAGATGTTCTCATTGGTCACAACATTATCCGCTTTGACATCCCCCAAGTGGAAAAAGTGCTAGGAGTCAAGATCAAAGCTAAGTTGGTCGATACTCTTGCCTTGTCGTGGTATCTAAACTTTGACCGTGGGTCACATGGCCTAGAAGGTTATGGTGTGAACTATGGTGTACCTAAGCCTGTTATCAAGGACTGGAACACACTGACACCAGAGGAATATGCACACCGTTGTAACGAGGACGTAAAGATCAACACACGTCTGTGGCGTGACCTAGACATCAAGATGAACAAGCTGTATCCTGACAGTATCGAGAAGTGGCGACTGATCGACTACCTGACGTTCAAGCTACAGTGTGCAGCAGAACAAGAGGCCCTCCGATGGAAATTAGACGTACCCAAAGCACAAGCCCACTTACAGGAGTGGGAAGCACTAAAGCAAGAGAAGACAGAAGCACTTGCCAATGTTATGCCGAAGGTAATCAACTACGCTGTACGCAACAGGCCAAAGGTATACCACAAACAGGACGGAAGTTTGTCTGCAAACGGTGCGAAGTGGGAACAACTCTGCAAAGACCATAAGGTTCCTACAACCACCCAGACACTAAAGGTCAAGATTGGTGAAGACCGTGCTAATCCTAACTCTGTGTCACAAGTCAAAGAGTGGCTATTCATGCTAGGGTGGGAACCACGGACATTCAAGTTTATGAGGGAAGCAGATGGCTCCACAAGGAAACTGGAACAGATACGTAAAGACGGAGAACTCTGCCAATCGGTACGTGATTTGGTTGAACGAGAACCCGCTATTGGTTTGCTTGATGGCCTCACTGTTCTTTCTCACCGTATTGGGGTTATCAAGGGCTTACTTGAATCAGAGGACGATGGATACGTGCAAGCTACTGTCGCAGGGCTTACTAACACCTTCCGCTTTCGCCACGCCCGACCATGTGTCAACCTGCCTTCGGTTGATCGACAGTACGGAAAAGAGATAAGAGAATGCCTTACCTGCCCAGAGGGTTACACCTTGTGTGGTGCAGATATGACTTCACTAGAAGACACAACTAAACGTCACTACATGAAACCTCTTGATCCAGATTACGTAGAGGAAATGTCTAAGGATGGGTTTGATCCACACCTCGACCTTGCCAAACACGCTGGTGTCGTTACTCAAGACGACATAGATAAGCACAACTCTGGTGAACGTAGCCTCAAGGCATTGCGTAAGAACTACAAAGTGGTGAACTACAGTGCGACTTATGGTGTAGGTAAGCAAACTCTAGCCAGAAACACAGGCATGTCTGAGAGCGAGGCACAGACGCTCCTAGATGCCTTCTGGTCACGTAATTGGTCTGTGGAGAAAGTGAGTAAGGATGCTCATACTAGAGATTTATTTGGCTCTATGTGGCTTTACAATCCTGTGTCTGGCTTCTGGTATTCTCTACGAAGCGACAAGGATCGGTTTAGTACCCTGAACCAATCTACAGGTGTCTACTGTTTTGACATGTGGGTGAAGGGTATCAGAGATATGGGACTAGAGACTATCGGACAGTTTCATGACGAAGTTATCGTGTTAACGAGAGAAGGAGACGAAGATAAGACAGAAAACATAATGAACATGAGCATCGACAACCTGAACCATGAGTTACAACTAAATGTACCTCTTGGTATTGATGCACAATTCGGAAAAACATACGCAGATATCCACTAGGATAAAAAAAGTTCTGCTTCTGGTTACCAAAGCCAGAAAAAAGTTACTATATATACATACCAGTGTTAGAAAGGACTCGACAACATGGCACGTTATACACTAGATATGGTACTAGAATACGCAAAAGTGTTCCCAGAGAACGCAGATATGGGGAACATGGACGGCCCACAGTGGCAACAACAGATTGCAAAAAAAGGCGGTCAGTATGTAGTCAATGCATACTTCACTAGCCAAGAACAGATCGACAAACTTATGATGGACGGATTTAAAGCTACAGTCATGGGTAACTCTCGTATCAACGAAGGTAACGCAGATTTCGGCATAGGTAAGTACATGAAGATCAAACGTGGGGTAGCCGACGATGTACGTGATTGGATCGACCCAGTGACCAAAGATAACGTCAACCTTGGTGGTCCAGTTAAGGTAGTTGACCTACGTCAAGGCCGTGAGCATGTAAGCAAGTGGTCATTCTCTGAGGACGGTGAACTAGGGAATGGTACACGAGCTAAGGTTCAGTTTGAAACCTATGCTGATGGTAACGGTATCCGTTTGAACGGTATTGCAGTTACAGAGTTGGTGAAACGTACAAGCGAACCATCAGAAGACGATATGATCTTTGCGGCGGCAGTATAATGCAAGTAGAAATTCGGTTTTACATGGACAAAGAAGAGGACGGGGTTCAAGGCTCCGTCACTCTTGAACGACAAGAAGTGGACTGTTTACATGACCTCTTACATCTATACCATGATGCTTGCCTCGCAAGTGGATACACCTACGTGGAGTCCATCGGTGCGCACAAAGAGGGTGGCGAAATGGCTTGGTCGAGTTTCTGATGAAATACGGAAAGGCTTTAATAGACGGTGATGTGTTTGCCTATCGTGCGGCCTTTTCCACTCAAGATGCCTCTGAGAGAGAAGCTCGTGTAAAGATTGACGAGATACTGCAAGTTTCTATCGAACAAGTTTGTGGTTGGCCTTGGGAACCAGAAGACTACCAAGTCTATATCACATGCAGTGGCTATCAGTTTAGACACGACATTGCCAAATCACATGTATACAAGGGTAATAGGACCAAGAGAGAAAAACCTAAACACCTACAATACATACGTGACTATATGGTATCAGATTGGCAAGCGGTTGTCAGTGTGGAACAAGAAGCAGACGACTGTCTAGCGATACGTGCTACAGAACTCGACCATGACTGTACTATCGTATCAGTAGACAAGGATATGCTACAGGTTCCATGCTGGCACTACAATCCAGTAAAGAACGAGATGAAGAGGGTAAGCCCCGACGAGGGAATTAAGTTCTTCTACACTCAAATACTGACTGGAGATAGTGCAGACAACATACATGGTATACCACAGGTTGGACCAAAGAAGGCAGAGAAAATTCTCAAGGATGCCAATACTGAGGAAGACTTGTGGGACGCCGTGTTAAAGGCTTGGGATGGAGACGTTGACCGTGTAGTGGAAAATGCTAGGTTACTCTGGCTAAGACGACATGAAGGGGAATTATGGCAACCACCAGACAAGCGATAAAACATGGCTATCGCTCTGGTTTAGAGGAAAGGGTATCGAAGGAATTAGGGGAAGCTGGTGTTAAGTATGAGTATGAGACAAAGAAGATCAAGTATCGTGTCGAAGAAGATCGTACCTATACACCAGACTTCATCTTACCTAAAGGTATCATAGTTGAAACTAAGGGCCGTTTCACGACAGCAGATAGAAAAAAACATTTGCTAATACAGAAACAGTACCCTAAACTTGACATCAGGTTTGTGTTTCAGAACTCTAGAGCAAAGCTGTACAAGGGTGCAAAGAGTACTTACGGACAGTGGTGCGATAAGCATGGGTTCATATATGCAGACAGGTCTATACCAGAGGAATGGTTATGAGTTTATCAGATTACATTGAAGTCTATGACATGCTAGAGCAAGAGGGAGATATTGAAAACTTAAGGACACAAGCTAAATATCTTCTTGTTGGTCGTGCGTTGAATGACAAGGATTTGTCTGAGGAAGAGGCCATTGCATTAGCAGAGTATGCTACAGTTGACATGGGTATGGCAGAGGAAATGACGGTACACTAATGGGTAAACGATCCGACTTTGCTAGGGTAGCTAGAGACTACTACCCAACTCCTATAGAGGCTGTAGGGCCGTTAGTAGACCACTTGCCACAAGAAGGGTTTGACTACATAGAACCTTGTGCTGGTGATGGTAGATTGATAGAACACCTCTATGAACTAACTGACGGTTACTCTGACTGCATGTTTGCGTCCGACATTGAACCACAACGTCACGACATACACCAGTGTGATGCATTACAATTAGACTTTGGTAATGCAGAGATAGACTTTTGCATTACTAACCCACCGTGGGAACGAAAGTTTCTACATGCGTTCATAGACCATTATATCGACATAGCACCTACATGGTTGTTGTTTGATGCAGATTGGGCGCATACTAAACAGTCGTCTATGCTAATTACTTACTGCGCTAAGATCGTAAGTGTGGGCAGAGTTAAGTGGATAGAAGGTTCAAAAAATACAGGAAAAGATAACTGTTGTTGGTATCTCTTTGACAAGAGCCACAGAGGGCCGACAGAGTTTTATGGAAGGTTGATTGGATGATCAGTAAAGAAGACATGGTAGCGTTTGAGTACTTTAGCCAGACAGAAATGGAGATGAATGTGTATCAGGCTGCAGCGTCAGAGACAGCTATTTATAAACATGAACATCAAGTAATTTACCCTGCATTAGGTTTAGCAGCAGAAGCTGGTGAGGTAGCCAACAAGGTCAAGAAGATACTACGTGATGGTAAGTTTGACCGTGAGGCTATTGCTGACGAGGTAGGTGACTGCTTGTGGTATATTGCTGCATTATGTCGTGACCTAAACGTCAGTATGTCAGACCTTGCTGCAAGCAACTTAAAAAAATTACAGGATCGCAAACAACGTGGGGTCCTCAGTGGAAATGGTGATAACAGATGAAGAACATAATGAAGTGGTGGTGGCGATGGATGAACTACCTAGTCACATGGCGTGAACACCGCAGGACTATCAAAACGCTTAATATGCTAACAGACAAAGAATTAAACGACATCGGAATTAGCCGTGCAGACATTGATCGTCTTGTATGGCTAGGTGAAGATAAAACAATGCGTGGACGAGGAAAAGAACAAGAATGAACAATATGCTCCCTACCCCCTATCAAAACTTTATTGCACTATCACGTTATGCCCGTTGGACTGGCGACAAGCGTGAGGCATGGTCAGAGACTGTTGACCGCTACATGGACAATATCGTTAAACCACTGACAGGCGAAGACAGTTACATCAAAGACATTCGTGAGGCTATCCTAGACCTACAGGTTATGCCTTCTATGCGATCTATGATGACTGCAGGTCCAGCCGCAGCACGAGACAATACGTGTATGTACAACTGCTCTTATGTAGCTGTAGATAAGCCACACCGCTTTGACCAAGCTATGTTTATCCTACTATGTGGTACAGGGGTAGGGTTCAGCGTAGAACGTCAGTACGTACAGAAGCTACCAGAGGTCCCAGAGAAGCTATTCAAGTCTGAGACTACCATAGTAGTAAAGGACAGCAAAGAGGGTTGGGCTAAGGCTTACCGTCAGGTCCTAGCATTACTATGGGCAGGTGAAATTCCGCAATGGGATGTTGGCCTAGTTCGTCCTGCTGGCGCACGTCTAAAGACGTTTGGTGGTCGTGCCTCTGGTCCAGCACCTTTGGTTGACTTATTCAACTTTACTGTCGATAAGTTCTTAAATGCCCGTGGTCGTAAGCTGTCATCTATCGAATGTCACGACATCATGTGTAAGATCGGTGAAATTGTAGTAGTCGGTGGTGTACGCCGTAGTGCTATGATCAGCTTGTCTAACCTGTCGGATGATCGCATGCGTCACGCTAAGTCAGGTCAGTGGTGGGAAAACTATGGTCACCGTGCTTTAGCTAACAACTCTGTTGCTTACTCAGAGAAACCAGATGCAGAGACATTCATGCGTGAGTGGACAGCACTGATCGAAAGTAAGTCTGGTGAACGTGGTATCTTCAACCGTCAGGCATCACAGAAGCAAGCAGCCAAGAATGATCGTCGTGATCCTAACTTTGATTTCGGCACGAATCCTTGCAGTGAAATAATTTTGCGATCTGCGCAGTTTTGTAACTTGACAGAAGTTGTAGTTCGTGCTACTGATTCGTTAGATGACCTTGAACGTAAGGTACGACAAGCAACAATTCTAGGTACGATCCAGTCTACCTATACAAAGTTCCCATACTTGTCTAAGGACTGGCAGGTAAATACGGAAGAAGAGCGTCTGCTAGGTGTGAGCCTTACAGGCATCATGGACAACCCGCTAATGACCAGTGCTAATGCTGGTTTAGCTAAAACTCTGGAGCATCTAAAAAATGTCGCTATCTCTACTAATGCTGAATGGGCTGAACGTCTGGGTATCCCTACTTCTGCTGCTATCACTTGTGTCAAACCTAGTGGCACTGTCTCCCAACTTGTTGACTCTGCTAGTGGTATACACGCTCGTCACAGCCCTTATTACATCCGTACTGTGCGTGGCGACAATAAAGACCCACTTACACAATTCTTGATTGATCAGGGTGTGCCTAGTGAGCCTTGTGTAATGAAGCCCGACACAACAACAGTGTTCAGCTTCCCACAGAAAGCCCCATCAGGTGCAGTAACACGTAACGATATGACAGCCATTGAACAGCTAGAGACATGGCTAACGTATCAACGTTCATGGTGTGAGCATAAGCCTAGTGTGACTGTCTCAGTTCGTGACGATGAGTGGATTGAGGTGGGTGCATTTGTGTACAAGCACTTTGACGAGATGTCAGGTGTATCATTCTTGCCACACTCTGATCACACTTATCAGCAAGCACCTTATCAGGACTGTGGTAAGTCAGACTATGAAGAACTACTAGCAGTTGTGCCTAAAGATATCGACTGGTCTAAGCTGTCAGACTACGAGAAAGAGGACAATACCGCAGGTATGCAGACAATGGCATGTTCTGGGGATAGCTGTGAGATCGTAGACCTGACATGATGTACATAATGGTAAGCAGAAAGAACTGTCCATACTGCGACAAGGCTAAAGAGCTTATCAGTTCCAAGGGGGGTAGTGTTAGTCACTACTCCCTAGAGGAAAGCAAGTGGATACTCGACCTGTTCAAGAAAGCAGACATAAAGACTGTACCCCAAGTATGGACCTTTAGGGGTGAGCATATAGGTGGATACACAGAACTGAAAGAATACTTTGATGACAACCCGAAAGAAGTTTAGTCGTGCCTTGTACGAGGCATATGACGAACCTGCTAAGAATGCACTTGTGTCCCTTCTAAAGAAGAAAGGGCATACAATCGTAAACACAGAGGAAAACTACTATGTTGATGTCGTATCACAAAAGGGTGGCTACACTTATTTTAACGAGGCAGAGGTTAAGGTAGCATGGGATGGGGACTGGCCTACCCACTGGTCAGAAATACGCATTCCTGAGCGAAAACAGAGGCTCCTAGATAAGCATGGGTCAGAGAATGGTGTGCTTAACTTCTACGTATTCCGTAAGGATATGAAGAAAGCATGGCGTATCAAAGACACATTGTTGACAAAGGAAAGTCTGGGGACAGCTAAAGGCCGATACATTCGTAAAGGTGAACTGTTCTTTCACATACCCTACACATCAGCAGAGTTGGTTGAACTAGATGGATGATTTCCCTGAGAAGCAGAAACGAACCCGACGAAAGACGAACTACAAAGGTGCAACCCAGAAAAAGACTTCTGGGATTGTACCCAAGACCCCCAAACAAAAGGAACTACTAGATGCGTTTAAGGAATCTTCGCAAGTCTTTATCCTTGGCCCTGCGGGTACTGGCAAGACTTACGTTACGGCGACTTATGCTGCCGACCTCTACACGACGAAGGAAATTGATAAAATCGTCATCACAAGACCTCACGTTGCCGTAGGTAAAGACATCGGTTATCTAAAGGGTGATCTACAAGAAAAGACAATGCCGTGGGCCTTACCTGTCCTAGATGTATTGGAGAAACATTTAGGAAAGGGTACAGTTGAAACAGGGATCAAAAACGGAAACATCGAAATGGCCCCTTTGGCTCTTATGCGTGGTCGCAGCTTTGATAATGCTTTTATCATTGTGGACGAAACCCAAAACATCACGACACACGAACTGAAGATGTTGTTGACAAGGGTAGGCGAATCAACTACTATTGTGCTTAATGGCGATGTTCAACAGTCTGACTTGAAAGAGGCTGACGGTTTGTCCAAAGTCATACATCTAGCAAAGAAGCATATGCTACCTGTACCCATCATTGAGTTTGGTGTCGAGGACATTATACGTTCTGACATCTGCGCACAGTGGGTTAAGGTCTTTATGAAGGAGAACTTATGAATGATTGGCATGAGGGTAGCGTGATTTCACCAATGACAATAGAGGAACGACAACGATCTATGGAACGTGACAACGTAAACAAACCCGCACACTACGGACAAGGTAGAATCGAGTGCATCGAATACATCAAGGACGTTCTGACTGACGAAGAGCTGATTGGGTACTACCGTGGGAATGTGGCAAAGTATCTACACCGCTGGCGGTACAAGAATGGCCTAGAGGACTTGAAGAAGGCCCGATGGTATCTAGAAGCACTAATTCAACAACAGGAACGCAAATGACTTTAATCGAAGGTATCCTAATCGTCAGCCTACTACTAAATGCTTACACAATCTGGCGTGTGACTAAGACAGAGAATGAGATAGAGATGTTATACGAAGGTGTAGCCATGTGCATGACCAAACTAGGTATGACAAATGATTGACCCTATCATAATCTAACGACAAGACACAAAAAAGCCCCCTAGGTTAATTCCTAGGGGGTTCTTTAGTTTTAACGCTAGTCTTGTTTTCTTCGGAACAAGTCTCGTATTCCTCTAGCTATCTCATTGGGACTAGGAGCAAGCCACCCAAGGACTAAGAGGATTAACAGTAGTGGGTCTATCTCAGTATTG